ATGACCAAGCAGCACATTCTTGATGAGATTGAGCGCATAGCTTCGGCAAATGGAGGCAAACCTCCGGGCAGAATGACCTTCTACAACGCGACCAACATCAAAGAGCACGATTGGAGTGGAAAGTACTGGCCTCGTTGGAGTGAGGCAATTCGTGAAGCTGGCTTCATCCCCAACCAAATGCAGATGGGTTATGAGGAAGATATTCTCATTGAAAAGCTGATAAGTTTAGCTCGTGAGATTGAACATTTTCCAGTTTCAAGGGAACTAAAGTTGAAAGCTTATAAGGATAAAACGTTTCCAAGTTCAAAAACCTTCGAAGCCCACTTCGGATCAAAAAGCCATTTTGTTTCAAGAGTTGCAGAATACTGCCGGCAGAAAAGTGACTATGAAGATATTCTTCAAATGTGCGAGGCGGCATTACCCAAAGCCAAATTGAGTCAGCAATCCGAAGAAAAACCGGAATCCAATGAGAAAATCGGATTTGTCTACCTGATGAAATCAGGCCGATTTTATAAAACCGGAAAAACAAATTCTGTCGGGCGCAGGGAGTACGATCTTGCGATTCAATTGGCGGAAAAACCAACAACCGTCCATGTGATTAAGACAGATGATCCGGACGGTGTTGAGGCCTATTGGCATAAGAGATTTGCTTCAAAAAGAAAAAATGGGGAATGGTTTGATCTCCATGCAGCTGACATAAGGGCATTCAAGCGGTGGATGCGCATTGTATAAGCAATCCGTCATCCTGAGCTTGTCGAAGGATCAGCCTCCAGAAGGTAATGGCTTCGGGGAAAGTGAATTTAGCAATCCCGGATTAAGCCGGATTAGCCGGGAATAGCCCGTAAATCAAACACTTACGGGATTTGCCGCTGCCTCGGGAGGAGAATCGAGGTTTTAGCATTTAACTGGCTCGTTTGGGCAAGTTGGCATCACTTTTAGCATTTTGAGCCCGGCGTGCATCGCCGAATAAATCGGGTTGCATGGCGGGTGCAGGGGCGGTGCTTTTGGCTTTGCGGCGACCGACTTGGAGGGCGGCGACGGTGGCGGTGTGGACGGCGGCGAGGACGGGAATGGTGGAGTCAGCGCCGACGCGGCCTTTGTCTACGGCTGACATGAAGAGGCGGACGCGGTTGCGGATGCCTTTGCCCTGTTCGTAATACTCGTCGCCGTGATGGCGGAGGTGGCTTTCGACGCAGGAATGGAGATAGGCGCAGGGGTACGCGCCGAGGTCCTTGCGGCCATGGCCCTTGATTCTGTCGAGGATGCTCTCCACGATGGCTTGGTAGCGCTCAGCGGGGATTTCGACCTTGCGGTCCTCGAGGAACTTGGCTGGCAGTGTGAGGGCGGCTTTAACGCGGGCTTGCTGGGTGAACCAGGCGCGGTCTGGCAGCGAGGCGTATAGATCACGGCGGGCCCGCTGTAACAGGACAGTGACGATGGAGGCTGGAGTTTTCACGACACGCAATAGCCGCCATCGCAACCGCTCCGGGCTGGTTCCTTGGTTTTAACGCCATGGGCCCACGCGACGACGGCGCGAATGCCATGCGGTCTTCCTCTCTTGTCATTCGGTCGAAACATAAAATTATTTGTCTGCCTCTGCCTCTGCCCAAGGATCGCTTCCTGCTCTTCGATGTCCTTAATATCCCCTTCGGTCCATGTCTTCAGGTCTGTTGAGTTGGCGAGCACACACCGGCATTCCCTCGAACGATGGGGCAGTACTTGAAAGCCCGCTCGTAGGACCAGTGCGTCACGTTCTACTTTCTTAACCTCGACCATTGGCGACCACTCAGCACGCCCCTCATTTTTATCCGATGCTGGAACATACTCGGGCCACGCAGCGCGATCCTGGCTTTCCTCGCGTCGAACCCCGCAGACCATCTCCGCCAGCCCCTCAACATCATGAACGATGAGCCAATTATGGGTAGGAACGATCTTCAACTCCTCGGTACAGAAGCGGGCAAGCATGTTCGGCCACGCATTCTTTTGGACTATCAGTTTTCGCATCCCAATGCAGCTTGTCCGGGATGGGATGAAACCGTATTTTTTGACGAGATTCTCCTCGGCATTATCGACGCGCTTCATCCACCAGTCAGCAGCCCAACCGGTATCATTGAAGAGGCAGACGACCCGGCCAAGTGAGTGTTTAAGATCGTATTCGTGAAGCCACTGGATCAAGGCAATCGAGTCGTTTCCGTACGAGGTCTTGACGACGAAATCGGGCCGGAGCGGATTGTGACCGAAGTCGAAGGACTGAGGGACTGCTTTCATAGGGCCCGGTTTATAATTTCAGCCAGCCATCTTGCCATAGGGGGGGGCATGGCGTTTCCTGCGGCATAAGCCTCTTCAGTGTTGGTGACATCCAATCCCCTGGGAAACCCATGTATCTCAGCCGCTCGGGACCGCTCAGCCATCTGATGCCATCCTCCTTCCTCAGCAACGAGAAGTTCACTGCCAATATTGATCCGGGAATTACAGGAGTTGAGCTTGTTTGGAGCCGTAAGAGTATACCCAGCCCAAGCGCCCTCGTGTTCTGCGATCCGGCTCGACCCAAGCGAAGCAGGTAACGCTTCCATTGGCCCAGCGTCAGCCATGAACTCAGCTGGGGGTTGTTGTCCAAGACGTGCGACCAGGAGAAGCCGACGACGGTTTTGGGGCACTCCGAAAGCCGATGAATTGAGCACTCGCGCTGATCCCATGTAACCGCGTTCGGCGAATGACTCGACAACCGCTTGAAGGTCTCGGCCACCATTGGAATGGAGCAAGTTTGGTACGTTCTCGAACACGACGAACTCCGGGCCCAGAGCTCCGACGATTTCCATACACTCGAAGAAAAGGCATGACTTGCCTCCCGTAAGGCCACGTTGCGACTGATCTTTGACAAAGTTCGCCATGATCGAGAGGTTCTGACACGGGCTGCTGAACGCGATAGCACGAACCTTGGGCAATCGATGTGATCGCCAATCTCTGGCGTTTTTGAATTGGCGGGCCCGAGGAAATCTATCGGCAAGGACAGCCCGGTTGACGTCATCGAGTTCGATTTGCCAGCTCGTGATCCAGCCAGCCTCCTCGAAGGCGATGTCCCAGCCAGCGATTCCGGTGCAGATAGAACCAATCGTTTTGAGCTCATTGTTCACAGTAGGATGCCTTGGCCGTTGTCGGCTTCGGAGAGGGGGATGGTGGGGTTGAGGACGTTGTGGCGGACTTTGGCGAGGCGGCGAACGCGGCGGATTTCGGAGATGGCGTGGCGCAGGATGGCGAACTTGAAGGCGAGCCACTCGATGGTGGTGGCGTTGCGGACGTGGCGATAGCCCTTGCGGGTGTGGCTGATGGCGTAGGCGCTGATGAGGCCGGGCTCATGGCCGATGCAGCGGAGTTCGCGCTCGTCGATGTCGAAGCGCGCGCAGAGATCGGCGCTACTCACCCAGCGGTCCTGGGCGAGTAGGTAGCGTTCGATCTCGGGCGCGGTGGTCATAACTGATTCCGTGCGCGCAAATAAGCGCCAGTTTTCTTCAACAACTCCATCAGGCCGGTGTGTCTGGCGACGGGATGCGGGAGCTGGATAAATTCGATGCAGGGTCCGTCGAGGCGTTTGGAAAGGGTCTTCTGAACGGCGGCGCAGGCAGCAGCGCCGAAAGCCAGAATCACATCGGGAGATTCCTCGTCGATCCGCTGGGAAATGTGATTTTTATCAGGGACGAAAAAGGAGGATGAGTGGCCACCAATTTTGGGAGAAGCCTCTTCCCAGATGATCTGATCACACAGATCGCCGAAGGAAGAGCGCAGCCTGCGACCGGTGGAACAACCGGAAAAAAGGGCAAAGGCGATAAAGCGACGGCGATATTTCTCGCCGTATTTTTCAATTGAGGCGCGGACGCGCTCAGGTTCGTTGACCCACTGGTTTTGAAGGAAGGCTAAAATTTTCATAGCGACAATGGAAGGGGTCGGACCTTCGCAGAGTGTTAGTCGATGACCTTGCGCTCCAGGCCGGCGAGGTGGTCCACCTCGTGAATGTTGCCGACCTCGTAGATGCCGGGATCGACGGTGATGGGCTTATGCTCCTCGTGGATGACCTCCACGGCCTTCTTGCTATTGTTGACCAGGAAGCGGCGACCATCCTCGCCTTCGAGTAATTCCACCAGGGGGACGAACTTTCGTTCGATGCGGTGGTGGTGGCCAGTGTGTTCGCCCTCTGCGAGGACGATGCCGCGCGGATCGGGCTTCACCGGCTTAAGGCCGGGCGGGAGCTTGGCGATGCGCTCGAGGGCAACGTCGCCTTGTTGGATGTGGATTTGTTTCATACCGATGTTTCCTTTAGGGGTTGGTTTTAGGTGAGCTGACAGGGTTTCCAGGCGCGGTTGATCTCCTTGTATCTGCGCCAATTAAGAGCGTGCTGAACGGTCTGGCAGTCGTTGCTGACGCCTTCCAAATGCCACAGGCCAATGCTGGGATTTTTCATCTTGAGGTAGCGGCAGCGCTTGAGTTCTGGAGAGAGATCGATGGCCAGCAACTCATATTCGTCCTGTTTATCGAGCACCTTGTGGGGAAGGTGATCGACGAGCTGTTCGATGCCGATGCGGCGAATCAGCTCTCGGCGCTGGTCCACATTCGGAACGCTGAGTACCTTCTTGGCGTCAAGCTTGGAAGGATGAGTCGTGATCATCCATTCCTCCATGGCTACGCCATGAGAAAAATAGAATCCCCAGTCATCGGAAAATCTGATGGCCTTCTCGCTGAATGAATGGAGCCGACCGCGTTCGTCGAGGTGCTGTTGTGAGGGCCGCTCAGAGGCCAGAGCGATGCCCTTGTACGGAAACCACCAATAGCATTGCTTCGATTGCTCGATCCAAAGGCCCAGCTTTCGAGACAATTTAGGAGGATATTTTGCTCCGATTCGTTCTCCGAAATGATAGAAGACCTCCCAGGCGCACTCATGTGCGCCTGAAAAATAATTTCTGAGCTGGTCCCTGAGCTGGCCCCCGAGCTGGTCCCTGAGCTGGCCCCCGAGCTGGTCCCAGAGCTGGCCCCCGAGCTGGCCCCCGAGCTGGTCCCAGAGCTGGCCCCTGAGCTGGCCCCCGAGCTGGTCCCAGAGCTGGTCCCAGAGCTGGTCCCTGAGCTGGTCCCAGAGCTGGTCCCAGAGCTGGTCCCTGAGCTGGTCCCAGAGCTGGCCCCCGAGCTGGTCCCAGAGCTGGCCCCTGAGCTGGTCCCTGAGCTGGTCCCAGAGCTGGTCCCCGAGCTGGTCCCTGAGCTGGTCCCTGAGCTGGTCCCCGAGCGACTCAAATTTTAACGGCGTCCTGCTTCGCAGGACGCCATAAGCGAGGATGCACATTAAGGGCGAAGAAAAGAAAAGAACGGTCGGTCGCTTTTCTCCGATGGCCTCATACATTTTGCGGATGGATTCGGTAGCGGCGGGTCGATTAAGCGGCTCGCAACTGCGACCGATTTTCAGCCAATTATCGCGGACATTGACCATGTCCTTTTCCTGAGAGGGGGTGAGTTTGGTTATCATTTTAGTAGGTGTGGATGCGTGCATGCACTGGCTTGGGGGTTGGGGGTGGCGGACGAAGGTAATAAGTGAAGGCGTCGTTGCCGGTCTGTTGGAGCGGGAGAGCGCTGAGGTGGCGACGACGCGCGATTTCTGCGGGCTGGAATTGTTTCCAGTGCATCATCTCGTGGAGGACTTTCGATGGCAGGAGAGTCCAGTCGCCGACACGGTGACGGCGGCAAAGCGGCGCGGCGATGCGGGCGATTTCATCGGTGGGGAGGCCCTTCTTTGAAAGGGCAACGACGCAACGACGCTGCTCGTCGGCCTCGGCTTCGTTCTCGGGATTGGCGACGGGAATGGCGGCGTTGAGGTTGTCGGGCTGCGCGCGGTATTCGAGGATGCGGAAGAGCCGGGTGATTTCCTTGTTGTCGGTCACGTCTTTGTGCGAGGAGGTCCGGCCCTTGGTCGCTTCCAGGGTGATCTGGTGGCGCTCTTCGTCCTGTTCGGTCTTTGGGAGACGATTGAGGCCGTGAGCGCGCACGACGGCGGACCAGCGACGCCAGTAGCCTTTGTCCTGGGCGGGGCTCATTCGTTCCTCCGGGTCTCGTGGCGGATCGGATCGTCGAATCGCGTGTATGGGGCGTTGAAAACAATATCGAGCCGGTCGGTGGGGCCGTTGCGCTGCTTGGCGATATTCAGGACGTAGGGCCAGATGGGGCTGCTCTGGCGCTCGTTGCCGTCCTGGTCCTTCTCTTGATCGGGCCGGTGCAAGAGCATGACGACGTCGGCGTCCTGCTCGATGGCACCCGACTCGCGCAGGTTGTGCAGCGCGGGCTCGGCCTTGGCCTCCTCGCTGCGCCGGTTGAGCTGGGCGAGGATGATGATGGGGATGGAGAGTTCTTTCGCGAGGGCCTTGATGCCGCGCGAAATTTCGGCGACCTCGTTTTGCCGGTTGTCCTTGGCCTGCTCGGATTCGGAGCGGAGGAGCTGGAGATAGTCGATGATGAGCAGCTCGATCTGGTGGCGGTCCTTCATGCGACGCGCTTTGCCCCGGAGCTGGTTGATGGATAGAAACGACGAATCGTCGAGGTACAGCGGCCATTCCTTCATCTGCCCGGCTCGGGCGCGCAGCAGTTCCATGCCCTGGTCATCGAGTTCGCCGGAGCGGATGCGTTGCAGGCTCGTCCCGGAAAACGAGGCGAGGAGGCGCAGCATCAGTTGCTCGTTGGTCATTTCGAGCGAGAACATGCCAACCGGATAGCCGGGCTTGATCCAGGCGTCGGAGGCTTCGTCGTAGCGGCCATCGAGGGCGTGACGCGCGAAGGTGAGCGCGAGCGCGGTCTTGCCCTGGCCGGGCCGGGCGGCGAGCACGATCATCTCGCCGGGCTTCCAGCCTGCGGTGAGTTCGTCGAGCTTGTGGAAGCCGGTGGGGATTCCCTGCAAGTGGCCCTTGCGGCCCCGGAACGCCTCGATGACGCCGAGGGCGCGGTCGATCTCCTCGCGCGCGGAAACGGTCGTTTGCGTGAGGCCCTGATTGGTGACCAGGAAGATGGCGGTCTCGGCGCGGTCGAGGACGGAGGGGACCGAGTCGGGCATGTCGGCGATGTCGGTGACGATGGTCGAGCAGACGAGTTGCAGGGCGCGAAGCAGGCTCTTGTCCTTCACGATGCGGATGTAGGAGCCGACGTTGAGGTGCGTGGCGAAGCCGACGAGCAGCTCGCCGAGAATGCCGGGCGATCCGACCGATTGATCGAGCTTCCGGTCGGTGAGGTGCTGATGCATGGTCATGACATCGATGGCCGTCTGCGCGTTGTGCATCTCGCGCAGGGCGGCGTAAATTTCCTGATGAGCGGGGACGAAGAAGTCCTCCTTGACGAGCGACATGGCGGCTTCGTCGATGACCTCGGCGGGCTGCGCCATCATGCAACCGAGGACGGCTTTCTCCGCTTCGGCGCTGTAAAGCACCTGCGGAGAAAGCGCCTCTGCGGCGCGGCGCTTGGTCTTGGTTGCGGGCATGATCACGAGGCAATCTCCGTGGTGGCGATGCGCAGGATGAGGTTGAGGCGCGTGGTGAGGTCCGCGCCGAGCAGGAGATGGCCTTCGAGCTGCGTGCGCTCCTCGACGCTGGCGGAATCAGGCAGAACGCTCTCGATCAGGCGGGCGCGCATGCAGAGTGAATCGCGGATGAACTTGGCTTCGGATGGGGTGACTTCGATGGTCATGGGAAGAGGTAGGTGAGGGCGAAGGCCACGAGGACGGTCGCGAGAACCGCGACGAGTCCGCGCAGGAGAAAGGTGGAAGCGCTCATCGGTTGGCCTGCCTGGTCTTGTGCTGCGCAGCGAACTCGCCGGGCGTGTCGAGCTCGCCCATGTAAGGGAGCGAGGCATCCGGCACCTGGAGGAAGAGGTGGACGTTGGCCTGGAGCCGGGGCGGATCGGGCTGCTCGCTCAGGCGATGAATGATGACTGCGACCATGAGGGCGACAAACAAGCCGAGCAGGATGGCCCAGCAGACGCCCTCGATGAGTTCGGGCCGGGTGAAAGGCCGATCTTCGACGCACGCCTCATGGCAGCCGGGGCAGAGCCAGAGGCCCTCCTCATCGCTCCGCGCGATGTGAAGGGCCACCTGATCACCGCAGCCTTCGCATTGGACGAACTCGTCGTCCACGAAGTGGTCGTCTTTCACGCGGCCTCGCTTTCCGCGACCTCGAAGCTGACCTTGACGTCGCTGTCGGTGGTGACGAGCTTGATGAGCTTCTGCGCGTCGCGACCCAGGTGGGTGGCGGCGAGCGTGCGGAAGTCCTCCTTGGGCTTGTAGGCCGGGACTTGGACGAAGAGGAACGACCAGGCGCGACCGGCGACCTCCTTGATTTTGTCGAAGCCCTTGGCCTCCGGGTTGAGGGTGCTCTTGAGCTTGCGGCCCGGCTGGGTGACGCGGACGATGTTGCCCTCGCCGTCTGGCTGCGTCCAGGACCAGCCATCACCTTCGGTGACTTCGTGCTCTTCGGTGCGGCTTTCGGCTTCGAGGGTGAGCGCGGCCTTGATGTCCTTAAGCTCAGCATCGAGATCGGCGATCTGGCGCTTGAGTTGAATGGCGCGGGTGATGTTCTTTTGGATGGTGTGTGGGGTCATGATTGGGATTCCTGTTGGATTCCCGCGTCGCCAGATACGGGCTGAGGTTGTGTGGTTTGTTTCGGCTGGCTGGCGTCAGCCGTAAGAGGTCCATAGATGGGGGAGAGATCGAACCCGCAGCGGCAGTCGGGAACCGGTGGTAGGGCGTCGAGGTCGTAATCGGGATCGAGGGGGAAAGCGCTCATGAGCGGAGTCGTCCTTCCTGGTGGGCGATGGAGTTCATGGCCTCAGAGATGAGGGTAAGTCGGCGGTTGCTGTCGACCGGCGCGGCATCGAGGGCGGCGCGCTCCTCTTTGGTGAGCATGGCGAGGTGCTTGTCGCAGAAGACGCGGGTTTCCTCGCGCGGCTTCCAGCACATGAGGGCGAGACAAGTCGGGGCGCTCATTTGCTTTCTCCCTGCGCGGTGAGCCAGCGGTTGGCCTTGATGACGTGTTCCCAAGCGAGAGGCTGATTCTTGTTGGCCGCGAGCCGCATGGCCGTGCGAAGCAGTTTGATCCACTTGCCGAGGCTGTGGCTGCTGATGGTGGCCGTCTGCAAGTCGAGCGCTTCGCCTGTGGCCGGAGGCAAGTCGATGGCCTTGGCAAAGGGAACGAGATCGTTCGCGCTGACGGCATCCTCGATGACGAACGAGCCCACGCTGCGGTTGATGAGCTGCCGGAAGAACTCGGCGTTGTTGCCCTTCTCGTTCTCGATCTCCTCGCGCGCCTGCGGCGTGCCGCAGAGCACAACGCCGCACTCACAAAGGTCGTGGAGCTGCATGATGAAATCGAACGTATCGAGGGACTGGCGGCGATTGCGGGGGACGGCCCGATGAAACTGGTCGACGATCAGGATCATTCCCGGATCGATGGCCTCGCGAATGCGCTTGCTCAGCTCGTTGGTGGAATACTTGCCGGAAATCTTGAGTGCCTCGGCGAGATCGGCCTTGAACGCCGAGATGTAGCCGCCAATCGGCATCTCGATGTAGATGACCCGACCGAATGGTTTTTCCTTGGCGTACTGCTTCAGGGGAACGGTCTTGCCTCGGTGGCTTCGGCCATAGATGAAAACGATGTCCTGATAGGTGAAGGCCATCTCGCACAGTTCCCAGATGCGCTCCGATACCTTCCATGTGACGTAGGGGAAGCCGACCGAGTTGCGTGCCTCGACGCTGCGACGCAGTTCGAGGATGGAACCGACAATGGAATTGAGTCCGGTGCCCGCCTCGCGCCGACCGGTCAGCGCCTGATAAACCGAATCGCGGGAATACTTCGAGCCATCCCGCTTTTTGAGGAGGGCCGCGACTTCATCGATGGTCTTGTTGCTGTCGATGCCGTAGCCCTGGAGCCAGCGCAGCGCGGCGCGATGTTCCTCCGGCATGCTGGCCGTGGCCTCGTTGACGGTGGTGGTGGGGATGGACCAACGGCGCGTGCCGTTCGGCCTTTCGGGAATGGGATCGTTTTCTTGCATGGGGGTTTAGATGAAGTCCTTGGCGGACAGGTCGGACGTGGGGGGTTCGGGGGTTGGCGAAGAAGCGGGTGTGTCGCGCAGCGCGGCGACGTCGGAGGGATCGAGCGGCTCGGCGAGGCGTGTCTCTTCGGCTCTGCGTTCGGCATCAGTGAGCGGCCCTCCGCTGATGACGCTGGTGTTGTGGTCGAGCTGGGCCTCACGCTGCTGGAGGAGCTTTTGCCCCTGGGCGACGTAGGGGGCGGATGCCTTGGCGAAGCGCGCTTCCGCCGCGCGCACGGCGGCGTGGCGCGTCTTGTCGTCACCGTGGCCAGCCTTGGGCACCGGCTTGCAGATGCCGAGGTAGCGACCGTGATTCGCGCCGCCCATCTCCTCGACGAAGAGCATGTCGGGGTTGAAATCGTTCAACCAGGTCCGGTACTCGCGTCCCGGTTGCAAGACGGTTTCGACGCCCTCGCCATTGTCGGCGATGGCGACGAAGTGGAGCGGGTCCTCGCTGACGTCCGTGCGCTTGAAAACAAACTCGCCGTTCTTCTGCACCGCGTGGACTTCCATCAGGCCCTCCCCAAGGATGAGGCGCATGCAGTGAATGGGCAGCACAGTCAGCTCGGCCAACCCACGCTCCCAGACCTCATTGGGTGACATGCGGCGCGTCCGCTTGAGATACGGGACTTTTTCGATCAGCGCCTCGATGGCCTGGCGCTGGACGGGCGGCATCGCGGCAAGCTCGGAGCGCGGACGCCAGCCGTTCGGATCGTAGGTGACGCGGTACTCGGCGATGACGTAGCCGCACTCCTCCCAATTCTGGATGCGATGATTGGTCCGGTCCTCGATCCGGTTTTTCAACTGGATGTAGGCGCTCATGAACGCCTTGAAATGGAGGTGGTGAAATTTGATGTGCTCGCGGAGATCAGGCCGCAGCGCGAGCATCATGGTGAGGAGCCGCTTCGATTCGTTGGCGACCGCGCCATCGTCCTCGGGCGCGTGCGCGGGGTCTTTTCCCTTCTGGCCGGGCAGATCGGCGGACTCGTTGTGGTAAAGGTTGTGGCTCGATTCGTAACTGGCCTTGGCCTTGAAGTTGCCGAGGCGCTTGCCCAGGTAACCGCCCATCATCCGCAAACCGCCCTGCATGCCGCTGGGGTGCACCTTGATGAATCCCTCGCGGACGATCTTGCCGTTGACCACTTCGCCGCCCGAGAGCTGGCAGAGGAGGAGGATTAATTCCTCGGGGATGGTGGCCGTTCCGTGCTCGATGATGAAGGTGACGCCGTCCTTGTGATAACCGATGAGGCAGAGGAGTTGCGCGAGGAGGAGGCGCATATCGTCGAGCTTTGTGCGCTCGCGTGGTCCCTTACGGCGCGTGCGGAGCTGGGGCTTGATGCCCCAGCAGACTTTCTTGGTCGAAGCGACGTCGCCGAAACCGAGCTCAATGGGCCGGGCCGGTTCGGTCTGGCCCGCGACGATGATGTCGCAATCGATCCAGCGGTCGTCCGGCATGTAGAATTGCCCCGGCTTGATGTCGACCCGTGTGGAGAGGCAGACGTTTGGCAGGAGGGCGCAGGCGGCGACCGATCCTTGGCGGCGCATCGTGAGGAGAAACCGGCAGTAGGGATTTTTGCGCAGCGCCTTCTGAAGATTGGAGTAGGTCCATCCCCACGGCATGTCGGTGCCGGGGTACGCCATCGGGTAGTCGAGTTCCGGCTTTTCCTTCCCGTCGACGGTGTAGTCCTTGCCGCGATAGCCGGGGATTTCCTTGCGGCCCTGCCAGTGCCGGATGAGCTTTGAATGAGCGGGCCTGTTCTTGCGCTGGTTGCCACCGCAGACCGTGACGAGATACCATTCGAGAAATTCGGTCGGGAGATTGTTCTCCTGGTGGGGCATCTTCGACCAGTTGATGAAGGCGCGGTAGCTGCGGCCCATCTTCTCGAAGAGGGAAACCTTCGCTCGCACGGTCGCCGCCGAGACGGGCCGCTGGAATTGCACCGACAGAAATTCCGCCTCGCGGGCGATGGCGAGGCTCTTGGGCTTGCCCTCGATCACGCGCAGGACGGAGGGGAGCCATAGATCGACCTCGCGCTTGATGCGGGCGGGGAGCTGCGCGTACTGGATTTCCGCGCTGTAGGCGAGGCTGGACGGCTCGATGGCGGCGATGTCGCTCATTTGACGTTGTCCTCCGAGGTCGATCGATTAACCTTCCGGGATGGACCCGGAGGCGGAACTGAATTGGGCCGCAGTTCAATCGGTGCTGCTGGAGATATTTGAAAGACTGGGCGACGCGTGGCCTGCTGAATGGATCGGCCTGAGTAACGAAGTAACGCTCCAATCCATTGTACAAACCGAAGAGCAACTGCGCCCAGTGCTCGATGCCACCGCCCGTTCCTTGGCGCGAGATCAGCGGATGCCCAAATTGACGGTGCTGGAGCGATGGCACTTTGCTCACCGCGTGGTGTACGCGGTTGTCCTGGCAAAAGAGAAGGCCGAGCAGGAGGAGGAATTTGCGGATGGAGATGGAGATAGGGCGCTGGAAGACCTTCTTGTCGCCAGTTGGGGAAAGCACGTTCCAGTCTGGCGCGAGCAGATGCGACAGAACCTAATTCACGGCGAGGAAGACGACTCCAGGACGGGCTGATTTCGATTTTGGCGCTGAACACTTCTCTTGGGCTCATTTGCTTTTGCCGAGGCCGTGAACGGCGTCGCCTTCCTTGATGAGGGCCTCGAGGTCAGCCTTGATGGCGAGCCAGCGCTCGCGCGGCAGGTGGGCCAGGACGGTGACCTTGTCCTTGCCCTTCGACATCGCCTTACGGGCGATCTCCAGAAAGTTGTCGAAGTGGAAGTGGAGCTGGACCTGTTCCTCTTTCGGATCGGAGACGTGCGCGCCGCCCTTGTCGCCTGCGTGCTTGGCGCTGCGGCGCTTGGCGCGCTCACCGGGCGGCAGGATCAAATAGTCGGCCTCTTCGATGAGCTGGGCCTGCGTGACGCGGTCGGTGACCTTGTGCGTGACCGCCTTGAGCGTGACAAATTCCTGCTCGGTGAGTTGGCTCGGCGATTTGCTCAAGAGCCCGAAGGCAGACTTTTTCTCGCCCTCGGAGAGCTTGGCGATGCGAGCCTGAACCGCGATCCAGCACTTGATGCGGCGCTGGGCGGTATCGTCCGAGATGCCAAAGCTCTTATCGATATACTCTTCCCACCCCACTCCGCACTGTGCGGAGTGGCGATTAACGTTGTGGTGGCCGTGCTGCTTGCGCAGCTCGGTGAGGCACATGCCTTGGAGGGCCTGGGCGAGGATGCGGCTGCGCTCGCTGACTTGTTCGAGTTGAATGCTACCTCGAAGGTAGTTTTCAATTTCCTGTGGTGTTGCCTTGGGGGGTAGGAACATAAGGGCCTTGGTGGTTGGGGTTGATGGAGTCATAAGGTTTTGGAGGTGCGACGTGGACGTCCGCAGTGATGGGACTTTGAAAACCCGAGGCGTACGCGCTCGATTCGGGCGATGTAATCGCGGTAGACACGGGAGCTGGGCGGATCGAGGAGAGAAACCCAGCCAGGAGCAGGCGCAGAAAGGAGGGTGGGGATCGATGGGTGCGACTGCTCGGGTTCGATCTGGGAGAACAACCCGAGCGAGCGGGCATTGCCGAGCGCGATGTTGTAGGCGCTCACTTCTTCCTCCGGTTCAGGAAATCGACGACCGACTGACGGGGAATATTGGCGCAGGTCCGGCGCGCGTGCTTGCTGCGCATGTCGACGACGTCCTTGATCTCGCCCTCTTCAATGAGGTTGAGGACGTGTTGCACGCTCTTGCCCCAATGCCGCGCCAACCATCGCGGCGAGAACCATTCCTTGCCAGCGGGAAGCTGGTTATCGAAATCGAACTCGGGTTGCTCGGAAGCGGTACTCATGGATCAAAAAAAGAAACTGTGAAGTTCCTTGCGGAGGGCGCGACGCATGAGCTGCGAGAAAGTGATGTCCTCTTTCTTGGCCTTTGATTTGGCGGCGGCCCGAAGTTTTTTTGGGAGACGCACGGCTGCCAGCTCAGTTTCCTCGCTCTCTTTGTCTTTGGCTGGATTCATTAGGGGCGTTATACACCGTATAACGCCCCGGTCAAGCAAAGGTTGAATATTTTTATACAGTGTATTAATTAGAACCTATGCCCAGCCAGAGCCGTAAAGCCGACCAAGCCGTGGACGCATTCAGCGCTCCTGTTTCCCTGATCGAGAGGGCTAAGCGCGAAGCGGCAAACCGTCACATGACGAAGTCCGGGTTCTATCGCTATTGTCTGGCCAAGGAATGCGGCTTCTCTGAGAAGGACGCGACCGATATGGCCCTCCATCGAGGGCTATACAATTCCATCGAAGCGGCACGAGAGTCGGCGCAGTCGGCTCGCTTGAATGAAAAGCCCAATATGGTGACGACAATTACGGGCGACGGGAACGTTATTACGCAGCCGACTTCATCCTACCCCAAGCCAAAGCCGAGAAAGAAAAATTAAATATGAGCAGCTACATTATCCGCGTCAGGAACGAAGAGCAGGGACCTTATTCGTTCGATGATTTACAAATGTATGAGCAAATCGGGGAGATAAATGCAATGACTCCGACCCGACTTGAAGGGCGCGATGTCTGGAAAGACTGGGGTCGGATCAAGGCTGAACGCCAAGAAGAGAAAGAACGGATGCAAAAATATGAACAGATCCTCGGTGGGCCGCTCTCAGGTCGGAAAAAATCCATCAAGCAGCGCGGTATCTTCATTATTCTCGGCCTCCTGATCGGTGGCATCGGCGCACACAATTTCTACGCCGGTTTCTATGGTCGCGGGGTGGTTCAATTGATTCTGACAATTCTCGCGTTTGCCATCTACCCATTGGCTGCTGTTGCCGTTGGCGCATGGATATTGATCGAACTGATTACGGTTAGCGATGACAGCGAAGGCCTGAAAATGGCATGAGATGATAAAATACCTGCAATAGTATCCATGGTGTCCATGGTGAGCTAACGTCATTTGGCCTGCTCGTGATTTGATCACGGGCATGGAAACCAAATTCTTTCTCAAGTCAACGACGGTGTGGGGAGGTTCGCTCCTCGCGCTGCTCAGCGGGAGCCCGCAGGCCCTCGTCCTGTTCGTTGTTTCTGGAATCAACTATCTCACGGGCGTCAATCTCGCCGACCAGGTTGCGCCGCTGGCATCGGCCATCGCGGGCCTCGTACATGCGCTGCCCCCGTTGGTGCATAGCCTCGCGGCCATTGCTGCGAGCGTCACGGTAATTGCCGGGCGCATCTTCGCCTCGAAGCCGCTTCATTTTGTTCCCAAGGCTCAGGCCGGGACGATCCCCGGCGTTTCCACGATCATCGGTGCTGCTCTCCTCAGCCTGGTGATCACCGGGGGCCTGGCGGGGTGTGGTGCCACGAGCGGGGGTTCGAGCACCGGCACTCCGTCAGGCAGTTCGCCGACGAGCACGCCGACAGCGGCGCAACAGATCGCAACCACTGGCACGGCGCTCAATCAGAATCTCCTGGCGCTCGCTGAGACGCAGGCGCAGATCAATCAGACGTTGAACGCGGGAACGGCCATTCTCGCTCCTCAGATCAGCGAGGCCACGGCCATTGCCGGGCTCGTCGTGCATGGGTCCAAGGCGACCGCCGTGATCAACAAGGTGAACCTGATCACTACGACGCTCTCGGCCAATGCGGCGGCGCAGGGCTTGCCGCCTCCAGCAGTGCAAGCCGTGGTCAGCGCGGCGACGACACCCACGGCCCTGGCTGGAGTGGTGCAGTCGGTCACGGCGTCCTCCACTACGAACTCGAACTGAGATGTCCGATACGACGGTCGGGGCGGGAATCGATCTCGCGCAAACGGTGATCAGCGTCCTCGCCCCGACCATATCGCAGGAACAAAAACAAAGCCTTCTCGATGCGTACAAAACACGAATTGAAGCGATCCAAGCGGCAAGCGATGCCTTGGCGGCAGCTCCTGATGACCGTGACGCTCAGCTCGCTTACGGCGCTCTCGTTGGGAGGTTGCTCAACGCCGGGGGTCTCACAGCCGGGGGATTGGCAAGCATCACCATTCGCGTCCCCCTGGACAGTGGAAACCAGCTCCTCACTCTCGCCGCTTTCGCCGTCCTCATCGTCGAGCAAAACGCCATCGCGACACCTCCGGTTGCCAAGTAAATGAACGACGATTTTCCCATCGATGAAGCACGGCTCCTGATCGAGCTGCTCGACTGTGCCTACGCGCAATTCGACGGTGCGACGGCACCTCTCCCGAACGGCCTCATCATCGAGCGGACCCTGCACGCCACGGAACAGGGCAAGACTGTTCCGTTCGGATTTGTTGCCTCAATGCGGGAGACGCCGGGCGGAACGCTCACGGCCTACGTGGTGATTCGCGGGACGCGTGACCTCTATGAATGGCGGGCTGACGCGACGATCCAGCAGGTCCCCTTCCGAGGCATCGGCAACGCCACGCTCGGCTTCTCGAATCTCTACGATGAGATGGCGGCGGACATCCTCGCGGCGATCAAGCTGCTCGCGCCGGACCAGATCGTCGTGACCGGGCATTCCCTCGGCGCGGCGCTGGCGCACCTCGCGCAGATCGACATCTGGCGCACGCTCGCCTTCCGGCCCGAGTCGATCACGTTCGAGGGGCCGCGCACGCTCGATCCTGTCGCGGCGGCGGCGTTCCGCGCGAGCGGCCTCACGCTCTTCCGCGTGTTCAACACTGAAGACATCGTCCCGACGATCCCGGTGGCGACGATGAGGCCTGCCGCTGATTCGATCCATCTCGGCCTGGAGTTCGAGCACATCGGCGAGCCGGTCGCGCTGTGCTACCAGAAAACATCCATCGACGGCAACCACGCCCTGGCTGGTGTCGCCGAGGCGCTGAAAGCGAGGGCCGCGTGAAGAAGCCCCACGATTGCATTTCCCTGATCAGCCAGGTTCCCAGGAGGGACTTCGAGGCGATCCGGTTTCTGGAGGCGCGCGGGATTTTGGTCACGGTCCTCTGGACGAACAACGGCTGGCGCTACCAAGTGAGGTTTCCATGAAGGCACCGGAACGCTGCGTTTTCTATGTCTGCGTCACGGCCCTGGCCTGCACGGCCCTGGTGACGTTATCGAAGGTCGCCCTCGTGTTTCTGATGGTGCATCTGGGCGCAATCGGGGGGGGCACGCCATGAACTACGCGGCACCTTCTTCCCCTCACGCCGCCGAGGCGCTGCGCCTTGAAGCTGTGACGGCCTGCGTCGGCTTCGACGATCTGCTCGACGTGACCCTCGGGCTCAACCATCCGCACCTCGACACCATGATCGTGGTGACGTCGCCTGCGGATCGCGCGACGCAGCTCGTCGCTCGGAAGCATGGCGCGATCTGTGTTCAGACCGACCTCTTCGGCAAGAACGGGCGCACGTTCAACAAGGGCGCGGCGATCAATGCCGGTCTGGCGCGCTGGCAGTACAACGGCTGGCGGCTGCATCTCGATGCCGACATCGCTCTGCCTGACAACTTCCGCCGCCTGCTCTTCAACCACACGGCGCTCGACGCGTCCTGCATCTACGGCGCGGATCGGGTCGATGTCGTCGGCACCGCCGCCCTGGCTGCGCTGCGCGCGAACCCGCAGCACTCGTGGAAGGCCTTCGTCACGCCGGGCGGCGTCGTTTCGCCGCGCTACGTGGACCCGCTGCGCGGCTACGTGCCCATTGGCTTCTTCCAGCTCTGGCATTGCAGTTGCGAGAAGCCCTATCCGTATTCCCTGGGCACGGCAGCCCACGACGATGTGATGTTCGCCGAGGAATGGCCCACGACGCAGAGGCGGTTGCTGCCGACCGTCGTCTGCGCCCACCTCTGCTCTGCTCCCCCCTCCATCGGAGAAAATTGGGACGGTAACCGCAGGCAACCGAGGCTCGCATGACCAAATACGTCATCACCGTCGAGGAAGATGCGCGCACGGGAATCATCAGCGTCACCAGCGAAGGACCGGAAAATGACCGAACGGCCACGAAGCTCATGTTCGACCTGATCCTCAATGCGGTGAAAGGGGCGTTCAAGCCGACACGCACCTGGTTCAGGCCAAGAAAGTGGAAAAAAAAATGAACCTCGACCGCTATGCCAACGTCGCGACTCTCTCGCTGAATCTTTCCGACGATCAAAAGTCGGACCTGGCTGATTTCCTTCGGCACTACCAGACGCCAGCCAACTTCTCGAAATACGAGGCGGTGGCTCGGGTGGCGGAAATTCCCGTCGAGCTGATCGCGGCCCTGCACTGGCGCGAGGCGTCGGGCGATTTCAACGAGTACCTGTGCAACGGCGACCCGATGACAGACAAGAATGGGAACGCGATCCCAACGACAGACGTGCCTGCGGGCCTGCTCTTCACGAGCTGGATTACCGGCGCGGTGGATGCCATCGAGCGAGAGGCCGCTGCACGTCTGGCGAGCGGCATGACGGGGGAGACGCGGGATCTTCCGACCATGTGCCTCTTCGCGGAATTTTTCAACGGCGAGGGCTACACGAAGCGTGGCGTTCCCGATCCCTACGTTTTGGCCGGCACGAGCGGGTACATCGCCGGAAAGTACGTCGCTGATGGCGTCTACAACGCGCATGCCGTCGACGAACAGCTCGGCGTTCTGGTGATGCTGCGGGCGCTGATTCCGGGAGTGGAGGCGCAATCGTGAATCCGTTTTTCGCTCAATCGATGGACGCGCCGCCTCCTGGGTTTGTGGGCTGGATTCAGATCGGGGTCTACATCCTCGGAGTGGCCGTGCTGGTCAGTTGGCTGATTCAGATATGGCTGCCCAAGAAGAAGGAAGAAACCACTTTCAAGCCGCAGCCGCTGATCGTGAAGCAGCACGACGAGTACGTGACCAAGGAAGAGTTCAACGAGCATGTCAGCGCGATGAATCAGGATTTGGCGAACATGCGCCGGGAAGCCACCGAAGGCCGGCGAAATCTCCATCGGGACATCGAGGCCATGCCCCAAAAAGTCATCGCCCTTTTGCGCGATACGAAAGGACTCCTCCAATGAGCAATGCCAACGAAATCGCCCGCCAAGTCGAATGCCGCCGCACCGTGCTGGAAATTCTCGACCGCGCCGCGCCCTATGCGCCGCCCGAGGCGAGCGTGCGTCTCTCGGTCAATGCCGCGCTGCGCCCTCCCTGCGGAGAGGCCGAATTCGACGAGACGGTCGACTGGCTCAAGTCGCGAGGCTTTGTTGATCAGATGGAGCTGGGGCTCGGTGCCGTGGGCTGGCTGATCACGGAGTCGGGCAAGGCGGAGCTGAGACGATGAATGAGAACGGACTCCATACTCAACCTGTTGAAGTCAGAGGGGCACCTCGACGACTTCATGATCGCGATGACCGAGGCGAGCGACAAGCAGCGCGGGGCCATCGGCCTGGAGTTCTGCAAAAAGCTGGGCTTCAAAACGTCGCGGTCCTCCATCTACGAAAATTATCGGCGGCACTATTTGCTCTGGCAATTGGGCTTTGCGCGCTCGACGGCCATGGCCACGGAGAAGGAATCGACCTTCGATGCGGAAGCGAAGCGTCTCACGGCTCAGCGAGTGTTCGAGCTGCTGGCCAGCCCGGACCTCGATCCGAAGGTGCTCGTTGCCCTGGCGCGTTTGGAAGTGGCGCGGCTTCGGACGGAGAACGATTCGCGTCGAGTGAAAGTCTTGGAAGGCCAGGTGGCGCGCGCGCAGGCGATCATCGATGGAGCCAAGAAAAGGGGGAAGGGCGGATTGACCAAGGAAACGCTCGAAGAGGTGGAGAAGCAATTGAAGATGCTATGAGCCGCCCCGACCACGCCAAAAATTTCAAGGGTCGCGCGAAGAACATCCCGGCCCGCGACACCTTTCTCCTGAAATACCAGGCGAGGTGGGTGAACGATCCGGCCCTCATGCGCCTGATGGAAAAATCGCGCCGCACCGGCATCAGTTTCGCCACGGCCTATGACCATGTCCGTCGTCGCAGCTTGAGGGACTGCCAGGTCGATACCTGGTTCTCCTCGCGCGACGAACTGACGGCCCGCGAGTGGATTCTCTATTGCAAGAATTTCGCCTCGGTTCTCGACAAGGGCGCACGCGACCTGGGCGAGCGCGTGATCGATGAGAAGGGCACGAACGCGCATGTCCTGCAATTCAGCAATGGTCGCCGCATTAACAGTCTCGCCGGTAACGCGGACGCCTTTGCGGGCAAGGGCGGCGATTGGGGTCTCGATGAATTTGCCCTGCGCAAGCCGGACCCGGCTCAAGTTTACGCCATCGCGTCACCCACGGGCGATTGGGGCGGTCGCGGCGACATCATCAGCACGCATCGCGGCACGGCCAACTTTTTCAACCAGCTCGTGCTGGAGATCAAGCACAAGGGAAATCCCAAGGGCATCAGCCTGCACACCGTCACCTTACAAGACGCTCTCGATCAGGGATTCCTTTGGAAATTGCAGACCAAGCTGGCCGAGAGCGATCCGCGCATGCAGATGGATGAGACGGATTATTTCAATTACATCCGGTCCCGTTGCCGCGACGAGGAGACCTTTCTCCAGGAATACATGTGCGTGCCGAGCGACGACAATTCGGCGTTCCTGTCCTACGACCTGATCGACGGTTGCAAATATGGACCGCTTGAAAAATGGGAACGTACCGTCGCTGAATTGGCGCGCGGGGAGAATCCGCTTTTCGTCGGCCTGGACATCGGGCGCATGCACGATCTGACCTCGCTTTGGCTCGATGAAAAGGTCGGGGGCGTCTCGCTTTGCCGGATGCAATTAGATCTAAAGCGGATGCCGTTTTCTCAGCAGGAAGCGATTATCTATCCGATTTTTGCGCTCCCCAACATGCGCCGCGCCTGCATCGACAATACGGGCATCGGCATGCAGTTCGCCGAGCGGGCGCAGGAGCGGTTCGGGGAGTACCGGATCGAGCCAGTGACTTTCACGGCTCCCGTCAAGGAGGAGCTGGCTTATCCCGTTCGCGCAGCTCTGGAGGATCGCTCCTGCCGCATCCCCGACCGCGAAGACGTGATCGGTGATTTTCGCGGCATCCGCAAGGAGACGACGGCGGCGGGCAACATCCGCTTCAGCGGTGAGCGCAGCGAGAGCGGACACTGTGACCGGTTTTGGGCCAAGGCTCTGGCGTTGCATGCCACAAAAGGGCCGAGCGGCTTTCAATGCTACACATTGAAAAATTTGACTCGCGGCGGTATCGCGACTGACCGCTTTAACCGGAGGGTGATCGCATGAAGCTCGCGAGCAAGGTTACCAAGTCGTCGCCGTCCTCGCGGGGCAAGTCGCGTATTGCCAACGCGCCGGTGAAAGCGCCGAAGCAAAAGAAAGATTCGGTGGTGGGCGCGGATCGCGTGTTGCTTTACCTGCGGTCGCGGTTCAACCCGATCCGGCGTCTGACCCCGGAACTGCTCTCGGTCTATATGGACCGGTCCAAGGTCGGGTTCTTGCGGGAACTCGCCCTGGTATGGGACGCGGTGCAGGAGCGGGATGACAAGATCAAACTGGCCTCGGGTCTGCGGCAGAAGGCGGTTGCGCGGTTCGATTATCAGATCGAGCACGTCGATGGTTTGACTACTGGAGAAAAAGCCAAGGCGGAAGAGCACAAGGCGACGCTGGAATACTTCTTTGGAAATTTGACCTGCACGAAGGCCATCGACGAGAACGAGCGCGGCGGCGTGAAGATGATGGTGCGCCAGATGATGGATGCGGTCGGCAGTAAATACAGCGTGCATGAGATCGTCTGGAAACCGCAGGCGGACGGCGATCTCACGGCGGAGGTGCGCTGGACCCCTCTTTGGTTCTTCGAGAATCTGACCGGGAAGTTGCGCTACCTCGCGATGGAGGGCCAGACCTACGGGGTCGATCTGGACGAGGGCGGCTGGATGGTTTCAGTCGGCGAGGGTCTGATGTACGCCTCGCTGATCGCCTACATCTTCAAGGTGCTGCCTTTGCGGGACTGGCTGACGCTTTCCGAGCGCGCGGGGATGCCAGCGATTGTCGGGAAAACCCCCTCGACGCCTGGCTCGGCGCAATACGAGGCGATGCTGACGGCGCTGGAATCGCTGGGGCGCGAATACATCGCGCTGATGAACATGACCGACGTGATCGAGAAGATCGACCTGGGCGCTGTGGACGCGGAGAAGACTTACGCGCCTCTCGTGGAGCGGATGGACCGGGCGATTGTTGCGCTGTGGCGCGGCGGCGATCTGTCGACGATGTCGAGCGGCAAGCAATCGCAGGGGCATGGTTCGCAACGGCAGGATGAAGAGGCCGACACGATCCTTGATGACGACGTGGAGAATATCGACGAGACGATCCACCAATACCTGTCGCGTTACGTGATTGAATATGTGCACGGCGACGACCGTCCTCTCGCGCGATACAAGACCGTCGTTCCGCCCGACCGCGCGACTGCGCAGGACATCGCCACGGATCAATTCCTCGTTTCCGTCGCGCCTCCCGGCGAGGGCCTCAGCTGGGAAGATGCGCTCAAGCGTTATGGCCGCACGCCCGCGCAGAAGGGCGACAAGCTCCTGATCGCCCCGGCCCAGCCCGAGCAGTTGCCGCCGAACCTGGGCAATGCCTGTGCGGGCGCATTCAAGCGGCTGGCGAACGTGCGAACGGCATATCAGCCGGCTGGATTGAATTCTCTTCTCAACTCGCTGGGCCAGCACATCGCGCAGGCCTCGGCGGAAACACAGAAGCCGATCCTGGACTGGATCGAACGACTGGACGAAGCCTCGGAAGCCAATTTCGCGGCGGAGTGTCAGGCGTTCATCAATGAAATGCCGAAGCTCCTCGAGCCGACCGATGCTGATGCCCAGGCCGTAGAGGGTTGGCAGGAAGCCCTGGGAACCATGCTGATCAACGGCCTCACCCACTAAACGACAACCAAATGACCACGAAAACGACCCTTCACAAAACGCGCCAGAATGCCCCAGGACGAATTGGGCAATATCTCCACCGCACCCCCCCTCTCCTGCGTGCCGCCTATGCCGTCATGCAACGCTTTGCAACGGTATTAAAGGTCTGCCTGACACCCAAAAATCGGGGGGTGCTGGCTAATTCGCGGGCAAACGGGGAGGGGCTGACCGGGCTGACCAACGATTTCCGGGTGCTCCAGGACAATTGGGTGCAGATCACGCCGCTGGGCGATTTTCCTAATGCGGGCCCGCTGGATGCAAGTCGCCGTCACGTCTATCCGAAGGGCGTCATTCAGCGGGTCAATCGTCAGTCCGTGACCGACATGGTCAACGATTTCAATGCGTTCAAAAAGGAGATGGGGGACAAGTTCGCCGGCCTCCCCTGGTACATCGGTCACCCGGACATGGACTCGGAGCGTTACCGGGACAGCAAATCCTACGGCTGGATAATGGAAGTCAAAGACGGCGGGGACCAGGGGCTGATGGGCAACGTGAAATGGACCGACGAAGGAAAGGCCCTGAAAGAGGGTGGCTCCTACAAATATTTCTCGCCCTGCTGGGATTGGGACCACTCGAAGCAGATGGCGATGGAGAACGGCAAGCCGGTGCTCTTCCCCAACATGCTGATCAGCGTGGGCTTCACGAACCAGCCGCAGATTCCGGTGCTGCCGTTGTCCAATGAAACGAGGCCGCAGGCGCTGAGCAACGAAGTGGTTGCCGCTAACACGCTCATCGATCTGGCGCTGCGGCGCGGGGGGCTTCTGGAGAACGAGCGTCCGCTCTGGCTGGAGCATTTCGCGGAGGATTTCGAGGGCGCGACGATGGTCCTGGCCAACGCAGGCACGAGCGAAGGCGCGAAGAAGGGCTGGGAAACGCGGCGCGGGAACATGGCCGCGAAAAAGGCCAAGGCCCCGAAGGCGGCGGCCAAGGTTGCGGCGAAGACGCGAAGCGCATCTCGGGCGAAGAGGCCTGCCGCTGGATCGAAAGCGGCGTGGGCGGCAAAAGATAAAGCGGATGCAGCTGCGGGCGAAAAAGCTGTCGCTGCCGTCCAGGCATCGCGCGCCACATCGGGCTCTCCTGAGAAACCATCCGGCGAAAAAATCGAATTACCCAAGGCACCGACAACGCCTCCTCCGCTTCCTCAGCGCGCAGCGAGCACGGCGGCCTCCTCCATGAGCAGCGGAGCCAAATCGCGCGGCTTTCTCGGCCTGGGCCGTCTGGCCGGAGAGAACCCGATTGAACACATCGCCCGCCTCACGGGATTCGGTAAGCCCTGATTTTTGACAGTCACCAACACACAACCAACAGAAAGACCCCATGAATAAAATCAAAATAATGGTCCTCGGTCTGACCTCACTCTTCGTGGGGTCTCGCCGTGGAGCAACCCTCTCGCCGCTTTGGAACGAAGCTGCCGCCACCACGCGCAGCGCGGATCACTGGAAGCGGAAAACGGCCATGGCCATTGGGAAGCCGGAACTCGCCACCGCGCCCGACGAAGAACTCGAAAAGGCGCACGACGAGCACATGACCGCGATGTCCAATGAGATGGACACCACCGATGCTGCCGCCGCCGAGATGAGCAACGAGCGCAAGACGGAAATGGGCTCGCTGCTCGGCAACGCCGTCACGGAAGGCCGTCTCAAGGCCGAGGACCGTGCGGGCTGGGAGAAGAAATTCGCGACCGACTTCGACGGCTCGAAGACGGCCCTCGCCGCGCTGAAAAAGCCGGAGCCGGAAGATCCCGCTGCCGTGGCCATTGCCAACGAGCGCAAGGAGCGCATGGGCGACCTCCTGGCCAATGCCATCGAGACGGGCCGGATCAAGCCTGCGGATCGGAAGACGTGGGAGGGCGATTTCGAGAAGGACTTCGCCGGGACCAAGACGAAGCTCGCGAACACGAAGGCCGGATCGGCCATCAAAACCACGTCGACCACACGCGGCCTCGGTGACCGCAGTGCGGCCATTGCCGACGAGAAATCCCGCGCCGACCAGGTCCAGACGTTGGTGAACGAGAAGCAGGCGAAGGGGATGACCTATGACGCCGCCTTCGACGCCGTTCGCCGCGAGAAACCAGCCCTTTTCGAGGCCATGCAGCAGCCGGAGGCCAAGAAATAACCAACCCTCAACCCACTAAGGAAAACACACCTATGGCAAATAAAGACAAACAGGTTGAAGGCGAAGCCCCGAAGGCCTCCTTCAACGAACTCGTCGCGGAAAAACGAAAGGCAGGCCTGACCCGTGACCAGGCTGAAAGCGTGGCGCGTCGCCAGCTCTTACGCGATGCGGAAAACGCCAAGTCACAAAAAACGGAGGCACCTGCCGAGTAATCGGCGCGGTCCCATCCAAGGAACCAATCATTATGAATCATCTCCTCACTATGTGGCACGCGGTCCTCGCGTTCCTTTCCATCCTGGCGCTGGGCTTCTGCCTCGCGATGGGCGTTGTCGGCTACGCAAGCCGCAAGATCAAGCGCCATCGTCGGCAGACGTTGTTGCATTCTCGCCGGGGTCTCTCCCCTTTGTGGAATACGACTCCATCGCTGAGCGTGACGCCCTTTGACCCGAATGCGGAAACGCACAAGGGTGGTCGCATCGGCTACTATACAGCCGACGCGGCGATCAATGTGCGCTACTCGCTGGTGACCATCGGCGCATCGGCGGGCAAGACGATCAAAGCGAACCTCGCTTCCTCGACGCCCTGGGGCATCGCGGAAGATACGACCGACACGATCACCAACGACCTCGCGATACCTCTGGCTGTGAGCCTACTGAGCAATGCCTCGGATCGGACGCAGAAAGTTGCGGTCAACTCGAACGTAGCCGTGGGCGATTGGCTGATCCCGGATACGACCAATCCGATCTATGGCATGACCGATCCGGGTCTCAACCTGAATCGCTTTGGCCGGGCCATTACGGCGGGCGTGGCGGGCGGCACGGTGGAGTTTGCTCCCTGCGTTCCGACCCGGTTCGCCTCGGGCAGCTACACGTCGCAGGTCTCGGCGGAAGCCGATGCTATTCCCGTGGCGGGCTTGATCGTCGGCGACTTTGTGGTCGTGACCCTCGTCGCGGTCGGCGGTGCCGAAAAGATCGTCACCGCTGTCGCGGCTGCCGGTCAGATCAACATCGTCACCAGCGCCAACACCACCAACGGAACGACCAAGTACAACTACGTCGTCTTCCGCGCCTAACTCAACCCTGAAAGGAAACACACACATATGAATCGAAAGACACTACCGACGCAGGGTGAGAAGATCGCCCGGCATCGGATGCTTACCAACGCCCTCCTGGTCGGACAGGGCATCACCGCGCGTGATCTTGCTCCGCTGCCGCTTTACAACGGCAATGCGGCCAACGATCAAATCTGCGCCCTGGGCAACGAAGCGCTGTTCACCCAGGACACGTTCAGCGAACCGAACACGGTTTATGCCACGGGCTGGAAAGACCCCGAGGACATCAAGACGGCGATGGACTTCATCGCGCCGCCGGTCGAAACGGGTCGCCGCTTCGAGTTCAAGCAGGAAGAAAACGCCGAAGAGTTCGTGCTCGACCAGGACGACATTCGTGCGATCAACGCGCCGTTCAAGGAAGTCGAGTACACCGGTAACACGGAACTCGGCAAGACCCTCAACAAGGGTCTCACCATCCGGCGCGATCTGGACCGCGACACCGATCCGACCAAGACGCAGCAGGTGCTGACGGCGAAATTGCTTCGCCGATTGTATCGCTCCGAGTACGCCCGCGTCCTTGTCCTGCTGGCGGCCTCGGCTGTCAACACGGCCAAGACCTGGGCGACGGGTACCCCTAATCCGGTGGCGGATTTGCGCAACACGGCGCTCGCGGCCCAGTTGGCCTCGGGCCTCTTCCCCTCCCGCATCTGGTGGGCGTCTGACGCCTGGGCCAACATGCAGAGCGGATTCGAGGCGGGTGGTACGACGGCGGCGGGTTACCGCTATGCGGGCCAATCGCCCGATGCCATCGCCCAGATGGTCGGCGCGCAGAAGGGACTCATCTCCCGCGCGGTCTACCAGAGCGCGGCGGCCACCAAGAGCCGTCTCGGCACCGGTCTCGTGTTCCTGTTCTACGCCCAGGACGGCGTGGATATGGAAGACCCGACCCATATTAAGCGGTTCTTCACGCCCACTGCGAGCGGCCCGATCCGGGTCTATTCGCAGGTGGACGAGAAGTTCGTGACGGTGACGGTCGAGCACTACTCGAATCCGCTCCTCACCAACTCGCTGGGCATCGAGGCGCTGACCATCAGCTAAGCGCGACTGAGATTCATGCTCTGCGCGGAGGGTCCGAATCCCCCGCGCAGCTTTGAATCGCAACCGAAAATAACATGAGCCTTCCTTCCGAACCGTGGATCGTGATCCAGGAGACTGACCTCAACGATTATCTCGTGGGCGCGCAGGCGACTGCCTTGAAAACGGCGGCGCTGGCGGCGGGGCAAGAGAACACCTGGACGACCATCATGACGGACGTGGTCAATCGCATCCGCAGCGAAATGCGGAGCAGCCCCCGCAACGTGGTGAGCGAGACGCCCCTGACCATTCCGCCCGACCTGAAGAGCACGGCGATGGTATTGATCGTGGAGGCGCTGCAACGCCGCATTCCGAGCTTGAAGCTTTCAGAGAGCCAGAAGGACGCAGCGGACCAGGCGCGGGATTATTTGAAGCGGATCGCTCGCGGCGAAGTGGTGATCACCGCGCCCCCGGACCCGTTGACCCCGGACGATCAACAGCGCGGAACGCCCGCCGTGGTGGTGCGCGCGGATCGGAAAATCGCGACCGGGCGAAATTTGAGGGGGTTATGACCGAGGCTCTGCATTGCCCTATGTTTTGGGTTTTTGTGACCGTGGTGATCTCCGTCGCGGTCGGTGGTTATTGCTTTGGAGGGAAGTCATGACTTTCGACGCTCCCATTCCTTTCGACGAGGCGATTGCCTATTGCCAGCAAAAGGGATTACTTCCGACCAATCTTTCCTCCGCGCAGCTCTCGCGTCTCAAGACCGCGCTGAAGCAGCGCGCCTGGTTCTCCGCGCGCATGGACAAGGCGAGCGTCCTCCAGGTGCTCGGCAAAAATGTGGAACAAATCGCGGGAGGCATGGGAATCGCAGATGAAAACGGACGCACCAGATCGGTTGCCGAAGCCAAGGCGCAACTTCGTGAGGCGATGGTTGAAGCGGGCGTTCCTTTCGGCGATGAAAACACGCCCACCATCAAAGATTTCTACTCTGACGCGCGGCGTGACTTGATGGTCCGAACCAACCTTCTCGACGTGCTCGGCGCTGGTCGCCACATCGCGTCGCAAGACCCGGTGGCACTCGATGTCAATCCCGGTCTGGAGCTGATCCGCATGGTTGTGCCGAAGGGCGGCGAGGCTGCCGAGCGCGACTGGATTCAGCGTTGGCACGATGCGATGGATGAGATCGGCGATGCGGCCAATGATGGCTGCACCGATCCCGACGAGAGCGATGGCCGCATGGTTGCCCTGGTCAATCATCCGATCTGGCAGGCGCTGGGCGACGGCGCAGGCGGCTACGACGACACGCTCGGCAATCCGTGGGCTCCGTTCGCTTTTAATTCGGGGATGAACACGATTGCGGTATCGCGAAGCGAGTGCGTCGAGCTGGAGATCATAGACGAGGACGACAAGGTCCAGCCCGACGACGACATCGACATCGACATCAACGAGAACCTCGAAGCGCGCGTCGAGAAGTTCAGCGCGGCGATGCAGGACGCGCTTACGGGCGGTGGATTAAAAATCGTCAAGGGTGTGCTGCGCCTGGCGAACCGGGCGCAGATCGTGAATGCCCGCGCGGGTCTGCGCGGATTGCTCGATGCTATCAGCAACTCCGGAACATCGGAGGGCGCTTACAAGGGATGGGACGCGCGCCGCGAGGGCGAGAAGCGAAAGGGCGTTCGCGCCATCAAGACCGCGCTCCGGGAAAAACGCGATGCGATCTCGGCCATGTGGCATCCGGGCTTCGGAGCCATCGATTTTCCGCTCGATAAACGCGGCGGCAAGGGCCTGCTCAAAATCGTCGCGGATCATGGAGAAGAGGCCGCTCTGCACGCGCCGCACGTCATTGCTTACGGAAACGTGCTTCCGCGCAACGGCAACACCCAGGTCGTTGAACATGAGGGCAGCCGCGTCGTCTTGACCCAGAGCGAAAACAAGGATCGGCGTCATTGGATGCTGACCGCTTATGACTCGACGTTACAAAAAAAGCGGCCACTGATGAACTCGGGGAGGGATTTTACTCCATCGAGTCTACGCTTGCCCGGCCTACATTGGCCGCGTCCGGGAAAGGGTGCAGTGACCGCCAAGGCCAATCTACGCCTCTTGCATGGTCGGATCAAGGGCATTCTCCAGGAGGCGGCATGAGCATCCGCATCGACATCGTCAACGATCAAGCGACGCCCCTGTTGCGCGCCGCGAGGAATCGTCTCCTCAACAAGGCGCAGCTTAACCGAGCCGCCGCCGAGGGAATGTTGCCTCCTGTCCAGTCGAGCCTGCGCAACATGTCCGAGACGAATCACAATTCTTTTGGTGTGCGCAGTTCGTTCTGGAATCAGATGCTTTCCGGCACTTATGCCGGAGCTGATGACGAAGGAGGCTTTGTCAGCACTCCGCGCCCGGTGGCACTTCGTTATTTCGGCGGCACGGTTTATCCAGCGGTCGCGAAGACGCTTGCCATCCCGGCGCGTGAAGAGGCCTACGGCAAGTCTCCGCGTGATTTCAGTGACCTGCGTTTGGTCAAGCTCGGCATCGGCCCAAGCGGCGGTCCCATCCTTGCGCTTGTTCAAACGCCACTCGGCGCTGGTCTGAAGACGCGCGGAAAAAAGACCAAGGACGCACAGGGCCGCAAATCCATCGATGCGCGGGCTGAAGGTGACGGCGTCTTTTTCTGGCTCGTGCCCAGCGCGACGATCCGTCCCGATCCGAATGTCCTACCGCCAATGGAAGAATTGGGTGTAGCAGCGGAACGCGCCGTCGTCGATTACATCGGCCTGACTAACCGGAGGGCGTCATGAGCTACAAGCCCTCTCTTCTCGAGCAGATGCAGCTCGACATGGGCGGTCGCATTGAAGCATGCCAGGACCTCGCCTCCGTCCCCGTTTTCGTTTTGCGTCCACGCAGCGCCGGGCAGGCGACCATGATCCAGGACAGCATAAACGACGCCCTCGCTGGCGCCGGTCTTGAATCGCTCAATGGCGTGGGCGGCGCGGCCATCCTGGTCGATCTGCCCTCCGGCGATATTCCCGCGCCCGAGACGCCCGGCCCGGACCTGCGGCTCGGCTTCTCCGTGCGGGTTTTTGAAAACCCTCTGATCAATATGGGCGAGAGCGGGACGCAGATCAGCGCCGAGGACCTGGTCCTCTTCGTCCTCAATCTTTTTCATCTCTGGTACGTCCAGCGCGCAGGATCGACCATGCGGGCCGATAAAAAGCCCTTCGTCCCGGTGAAGGAATATCTCGCGGACGGCCTCGTCGTGTACGACTGTTTTTTCGACGTGCGCATGGGCCTCGATGGCCGCAAAAAGACGCCGCGCCCGGCGATCTCGGGCAACTCGGAAAGCGGCGTCACGATCATTGTGCCGCCCGGCTCGACCGTCTGGTACACGACGGACGGCACTTATCCCTGGAGCGGCAATCCCACCGCCGTGCAGCTCGATCTGCTCATCGAGACAGACGACGGCCAGCAGGTCGACACCGACGACGCCCAGGACATCGCATCTTCCACCGGACCCATTGCAGTGGCCAGCGGCACGCTTGTGCAGGCCGTGGCCTACAACCCCAACCAACAGGCGAGCGATCTCGCCGCCCTCACCGTCAGTTAACCCAAGGATAACACCATGCCCCTCGATCTCTTCTCCCGCGTGCGCGGCGCAGCTTCGCTTCACTACAAAGGCCAGGACTTCTGGACGCAGGACGTGGCCGCGCTGGACATCGCCCTCAAGCCATTCCCGATCAAATCGAATGCGTTCGGCAACATCGCCAAGCGTCAGGGCGGTCGCCTCGTCACCGTCACCTTCACGCCGGTCGGCGTGTGGACCGCCGCGCAGCTCGCAGTGCTCTTCCCCTATCTCAATCCCCGTTACGGCGATTACAACACGCCCGTGCGCAGTGTCACCGCCGTCACCTACGGCGCAGGCACGATCACCGTTCCCAATCATGGTTTCATCACCGGGACCGGCGTGCGGATAGGCGGCATGAAAACCTCAGCATGGACGCTGCCGACCGGACTCGCGGCCAACACGACCTACTACGTCATCGCGGTGGATGCCAACACCATCAGCCTCGCAGACACCGAGGCCCATGCCCTGGCCAACTCGAATATCGTCGCCATGACCGATAACGGCACCGGCACGTTTTTTGTGATCCAGAACTCGCCGCTGATCATTACCACCGTCGATGGCGTGCAGCTCACCGTCTGGAATGCGGCCGTCGTCGATCAACCGGCGCTCAGCCTGGCTGCGCTCGTCTCGACCATGAAGACGGTCAAGTTCGAGGGCTACACGCTCCACGGCCAATCGTGGAAGGACGCCAACTCCCTCTTCACCCTGTCCGGCGGTGTTGTCGGCGCGGTGCCACCCGATCAATCGCAAATCCCGACCGTCTCCTACTGCATCGATTGGGCCACGCGCCTGCCGGTCACGGCCATCGACGACGATGCCAACACCCTCACCATCGCCAACCACGGCCTCGTCACGGCGCAGGCCGTCACGCTCGACACGTTGAGCGCGGGCGCGGCGCTGCCCAGCGCGCTGGCACCCAACACCACTTACTACGTGATCGTGAGCGATGCGAACACGATCCAGCTCGCCACCAGCGCCGATAACGCAGCGGTGCCCACGGCGATTGCGCTGGTCAGCGATGGCAGCGGTGAAATCAACGTCGTCACTGCGAACCTCGTCAAGGGCATCGAGCCGCGCGAGGCCATTGAGGTCAGCTTCCCTGTCACTTGGGCCGAAGTTTCCTCGGGCGGCGATGGCCTCAACTGCCGGTCGATCACCATGGCGGAGGCGAAGGTCGCCTTCACGCCGACGAACGTGGACCTCGGAACCATCCTCAACGAGATGGAGCTCCAGGGCGGATCGGCGGCGATGGGCCAGGACCTTCAGGCGGTCAACCTGGACATTCACGGGCCGGGGCAAGACCCCTTCATCCGCGTCTACGGCGCAGACCTCGAAACGCCTCCGGTCAAGTTCGGCAGCGAAGCCGACCGCATCGACAAGCTGCAATTCAGCAGCGTGCGCACGTTCCGTGGCCCGAACCAGAACCCGATTGCCTTCGTCGGCGTGGCCGCGCCCACCGTCTAACCCAGCGCCCGAAAATGAATCGTGAAAATCACCTTCAACGGCATAACCCTCGCCGCCGATTTCTCGGACGGCGGGACCGACTCCGTGGACGGCTTCCTGATCCCGAGCGGCAAGCAGAACGTCCAGTGGGCCGAGGCGCTACGGGCGACGGATGCGATACCCATCGCACGCGGCAACCGCAAGCACACTTTGACCGGGACGATCATCCCGCAGACGGCGGACACACTGGAAGACGCGATGATCGCCAAGGGGCTGATCTTCGTGCAGCTCCCGTCGACCGGCGCGCTGAGCTTCTATCGAAACGGGAAGGAAATCACCTTCCCGATTGCGGTCCTCGAATCCATCGAGGTGCTCAAGGACTCCACGCGCGGCATCTCCTACGGCTACCAGCTCACCTTCCAGTGCAACGCGCCGGTGCAAACCAATCTGAGCGTCCAGACCGACGCGGGCGTGAATATCGAAACTGACAGCGGAACCCAAATCAACTCATGAAAAAACTACTCGTCCTCCTCACTCTTCTCCTGACCGCCTGCGCTCCGGCCTTCGGCCAGGGCGTGAAGATTTATCAGTTGACGCAGGGCTCGAACCCGAGCAGCTCCGACCTCTTCCTCGATGACCAGGGCGCGACGCTCGGCTCGGTGCCCGGCACGACCTACGTCATCACGGGAGCGCAGCTCCACAACTTCATGGTCGGACCTGGTACGGTCACCATCGCGGGCAGCAAGACGCTGACCGTGAGCAACACGGTCACCATCGCGGGCGTCGATACCTCAACGCTGAACATCGGCTTAGGTGGTACGCTCGGGAGCGCGGCCTTCACCTCAACGAGCAATTATGCCGTGGCGTTCACGGTGGGTGTTGGCCTCATCGATACGAGCAACGTGCTCAGTCTCGCCACGCCTACCACCACGAACATCGGTGGCGTCGAGGCGATCACGACTGCGTCGAACGAATGGATCGATTCCATCGATACCTCGGGCGTGCCGCACCAGAGTCAGCCCGGTTTCTCCAGCCTGTCCGGGCTGATGGCACCGGCGCAGATCGACACGACCAACGCCAACGCGGGCGACTGCCTCGAATATACCGGTACCGGTGTGCAATGGGCGCATGTCGGCTGGTCGAGCGTCACCAACACGCCCACCAATCTTGCGGGGTATGGCATCGTCGACGGCCTCACCGCCGCGCAGATCGAGGCTGGTCCTGGCGTCACCACCACGATGGACGGGACCAACGTGGAAGTCAGCGCGGCTGGCGCATCCATCACCGTGGGGAGCAACCTCGCGGGCGCGGGCATCAGCTACGTGTCCGGCACGCTCGATTCGACCAACGGCTTCAACGGCGCGAACCAGCTCGTCAAGCTCGGCAGCGGCGGCGCATTGCCCGCGCTGAACGGATCGGCGCTGACCGGAATCTCGGCCTCAGCAACAGCTCCGTTGCCGCTGACCACCTACCCTGCGGTGGCCATCATTGATTCCAACAGCGCCACCGTCATGGGCGTCGACGCCAATAACAACGGCTTCCTCCAGGAGAACGCGAGCGGCAACAGCAATCAGTGGTGCTTCGATGCCAGCGGAAATCTCCAACTGCACGCATGGGACGGGATCAACAGTGTCATGGGCTTCGTCATGGGCAATACGACGAACACAGGCACCGGGCCGCAGTTGAACCTCGATGGGATGTTGATTCTCAACAACTCCAATGGCTACGGGCTCCACTTCAACGTCCTTGGCTTGGGCGGCTATGAAAGTATTCAGCTCGACCGCAGTTCCGTCATCGCGCTGGGCGACTGCCCGTACTCCGCGACCATCGATTGCTCGCTGGATGGGCAGATCGCCGCCGAGACGGTGCAGATGCCGCCTGCCAGCGGTCAGTTCGCACTCATGAACAAGATGACGGGCAACACCACGGGCACGATCACGTTCAACTCGAGCAAGCAGAATCAAACCATTTACAACACATCCTCGTCGACGCTCTCCACGGCCACCATCACCCTGCCCAACACTTCGCAGCCCGGCCAAGTCCTGCGTTTCGTCACGAAGGGCAGCGTCACCACGCTGACCATCAGCGGCACGGTCGACATCGGCACGTCGCCCGCGTCGCTTACCGCGCCCGCTTCGCTGGCATGGGAATGCGACACCAGCGGCCATTGGATTCGTCTCTACTAACCCACCTCAACCCCAACCACCATCATCATGAAAATCAACATCTCCCGAGTCCTTACCCTGGCCACTTTGCTCAGTGGCATCCTTGCTGGAATTGCTATCGCCCAATCGACTAACGTTGCGCCCAGCGGCGTCCTGATTCAGCAGCAGGCCAGCGCCACCACATCGACCATCTACACGCCTGCCGTGACCTACAACACGCCCGCGCAGTCGGCGTCGTTCGCGTCGGCCTATCTCACGCCGTGGCTGACGGCTTCCGGTATCACGCTGCCGAGCGGCTCGGTGCCGCGCTCGTTGGCGATCACGTTCTACAACGACGGCAGCACGCGCACGCTCGTTATGCCTGCTGCGCCGGGATCGTTGCCCGCGCCACCCGCGATCACGTCAAACAACTCGACCGGCTCGTCGAACTCCGGCTCCTCCAGCAACTCGCAGTAGGCGCGGCCCGCGCCCTCAGCTTGACCAGTCACGCCCATGGCCGATACGCCTGATTCCGAGTTTCGGATCGGGGTCCGCGTGGACCCGTCCGATGCGCAAGCCGGGCTTGGTGAAGTGCAGGCGGGCCTGGGCGGCGTAGCCACTGGCGCGGAGGAATCAGCAGGGAGGTTTGAAAACTCGACGCTGCAAAACCGACGCAACCTGACGCACTTGGTGCGCGGGTTGATGGAGATGAAGGAAGGGGGCGTGGCGGCTTTTGGCGGTATCGCCACCGAGGCTTACCTCGCAGGTGAGGCGATGGACATCGCGATGGGGCCGATTGGCATCATCCTGCTCGGCCTGTCCATCGCCATCCCGATGCTCACGCGGGCGTGGGGCGAACACAAAAACGCCGTCGATGAGAACGCGACAGCGGAAACCGAGCTGGGCAACGCCTCGGAGGAGGCGTCCAAGCGGCGCATCGAATACATAAATTATGTCATCGATGGGTTGTCCAAGCAGCTCAAGGCCGAGATGGATTTCAACGAGGAGCTGGACAAAGCGGAGGGCTATAACCAAAAAGCCATCGCCTCGACCGAGAAGCTCAACGAGGCCCGACAGAAGCTGGCCGTTGCTGAGCTGGCCTATCAAGAGCAGCTCGCCCTTGGCAAAGCCACCAGCTCGGATGAGAAGAAGGAGATCGAGGGAAAGTACAAAGCGCTCATCGAGCAAACGCAGGCTGCCTCAGAAGCAGATCGACTGCGCATGCAGATCAGCGCAAGCGCCGAGGAAATCGCCGAAAAGAAAGGCGCCCGGAATCGCGCCCAAGATGAACTCACGAGCTCGGATACCTCACAGGGCCTCGGTCTTTTGGACGAGCTTCAGAGCCACATCGATGCGACCAAGGCCAAAGCGGATGCGGCAGCAGCACTCGGCGTGAAACCCAACGCTGAGGGTGCCTATGGCGACGAGCAAAAGAGATGGGCCCGTGAGCTCGATAATCTCCAGCGGCATCCGCCAAAGGAGGCCGACCAGAACGAGTGGCGCGAAAAAATCAAGGAGGCTGGAGACAAGCTCAACGCGGCGGACCAAGCAGAGGACTTCCGTGTCGGCCTGGAAAAATGGCAGGAGAAGCTCGGTCCCGACGTCAAGACCCTCACCGATAAAGTCGCTTCCCTAAGCTCGGATATTAACGATCTCACGGCGGCCAATAAAGTTCTCCAACTCCAGCAGCAGACGCAGGTCGTGACTGATAAAACAGCGCAGCAGAAAGAGGAGGATGAGAAGACGGTTGGGGACGCCAAGGTCGCGTTCGGTCTTCGCGAAGCCGACCGCTACGCGCGGAAAAAGCAAGCCGAGGATGTTCAGGACGACCCGAACGCGACACCGGACCAGAAATCCGCCGCCAAGGCGCAGGGCGACCAGGTCGATGTCGAGGGCTTCCAGGACAAGATCAACAACGCGGCGCAGCTCCAGCTCTCGCAAGCTGAGGTCACAAAGCTTAAGGCCGACGTGGCGAGCCTGATGAAGCGGGCACAGTTTACCGTCGAGGGACAGGACAAAAAGGACGACGCAAAAGAGACCAGCGCCGCACTCCAAACCGTGCGCGGCCAGATTGAGGCCACCGGAAACAAGGAGCTGATCGCTCAGGCGCGCAAGATCATGGAAACGATCCTCGACAAGCACGCCGAGCTAACGCAGCTCCAGATTATTTTTACCACCGGCGTTAACGCGAAGTTCCAGCAGATCGACGCAACCCACGAATCGTTACGCAATCAAATTCGGTCGCTGACGAACAATCACCAAAGTTAAATGGCCGTCTGGACACTCACCTACAACGGCGTGACGCAGGACCTCGCAACGTGGCGCATCGAGGGCATGCAGCGCAAACGTAAATCGGGCGAGACCGATACGGTCACCTTCAGGATCAAGGGCTACGTCGATGCAGCGCAGTCATTCGCGCAGTGGAAGCCCCTCACCATCCTGCGCAACGGCAAGGTCTGGTTTACCGGCATCGTGACCGATGTGCCGCGCAAAGCCTCTGGCAAATCGGAATCGCTCAATTACGAAATCAGCGGCCCGTGGTATTGGTTGGAGAAAACGACCTTTCAGCAAATGTGGGTCACGCTCGATTTGTCGGGCGGCGGCATCGCGACCATGACCACCCTGCGCAGCAGCGTGATCCTCGGGCAGGCACTCAACGGTGTGAAGATGAACTCCGGGCAGGTCATGCTCGAAGTGCTGTATTATGCGATGTACGCTTATCAGGGCGTCGCATTTCCGGTCGAGGTGGATGTCAATAATCTTCCGCCAGCGCCGAATCCCGCCGATGGGCCGCTCCCTTTTCAAATCGGCCATCTCACGCCGTCGATCACTGTTCCTTACTCTAATCCGCGCGATAAGAGCTGCGCCGACATCATCCGGTTGATGATGAAATATTCGCCCTCGGCGGTCGCCTGGCTCGACTATAGCACGGTTGACGCCAATGGTAATCCGCTGCCCACGCTTAACATCGCCCAGCGGACTTACCTTGCCGGAGCGCCCGTTCCTCCCGGAACCATCCCCGCGCCCGCGCAGCCTCTTCCCCCGCCGAAGACGATCCAATCGCTCGGCACTTCCATCCCGGTCAATGGCTACGCCATCGAGGGCTTTAATCCGCGACCGCGTTACGATCTCCAAGTCCCTGTCGTGGTCGCAAAGTTCGAGCAGAAGAATACGATCAACGGCACGTCTTACGATTCCCTCCTGGTCGATCAATTCCCGTTGCCGCCTGTTAGCGGATCGCAGCCTCGGGCATGGGTTCAGACGATCGACCTGCTCGGAGGTGAGACCACCACGCAGACACAGACGCCGAGCGTGCGGGCGCGGCCTGTTCTGGCAACAGATGCCGTCGCGATGAGCTGGATTTTTAAGCGTGAGCCATGGTGGAAGAACCAAGTGCAGGCCCCCAATAATGGGCCGCTGAAATTCCAATATGATTGGGGTAACATCTCGATGGCCTACCTCAGCCTGGTCCTCGATCCGAATGACCCTCTTAACACGAGCAACCCGGCGAACGTGCCGCTCGATTGCCACACCCTCGATAACGAACTCCTGACCGGCACCATCGCGGATTGGATGACGCTCAACGATGGTGTCGTGGCGGCGCTAACCATGATCGAGGTGTGGCTCTCCTACAGCGGCAACGATCCCGCGACGATGGAGCTCTTCCGCAACAATCCGCACACCCCGAAGAATCTCGCAGCGCCGGGCAAAGGTTATTATCGCCAATTCTACAAGACCAAGGTCACAAACGCCGTCAACAAGACCTACAGCGAGCTGACCTCCTTCACCGCCTCGGAACCGGTTCCCCAGGGCTACGCTCAGTACCTCTATAACGAACTGGCTCCTCTCCACTTTCAAGGCGACTTCCTTATCAAGGAACTGGAGTGCAGCGACCTGATCCCGCTCGGCATTATCTTCAACGCCAGCGACGGTCTTGCCGACTGGCATCAGATGAACGCCCTGGTCCTAAGCGTCACGGAGAACATCGATCTTGGGACGACGAGCGTCCAATTCGGGCCACCCGTCGCGCTCGGTCTCGACACGCTAGCCGAGTTGTTTCGCGCCAATCTCGGGTTGCTGCCGACGTGGAAACTGCAACAGCGCACGACCGGGAAGATCATCGGCGGCGCGAACGTCACCGATCCCAAGCATGCCGCCGATACGATGCAGACTGCCCCGCCTCCTCCGAATCCGCCCACACCATGGGAAATCTCTTTCACGCAGGCGGGAGGTCAATGGATGGGCAGCGTCGAGAGCACAAGCCTGCTGATGAACTCGTCGTCTCAAGGCGACATCATCACCATCTCCAACCTCAATACACCGATCAAGGTTAACCCCCAAGGCGACATCTTTTATTTGGAGGTTCCCGTCATGGGCGGTGCGCCTCAAAACGGCACCATCAATACCAAGAGCAACGGAGGCACGTTCGACCCTGCTCTTCCGGCTTGGGACGCGAGCGGAAATGCCTATCTCGCCGGACCTGGCAACCAGACCTTTTTCCGCGTGCCATTGGCCATCATCAAGCCGGACTCCAACGGGAGGCCGATCTCCGTTCCCTGCTGCGTGACCAATCTCCTCATCTACAACGAGACCATCGGTGGCTATATCTGCCTGATCGCTTACCCGACTGCCTCCGCCGCAGCCGCGCATTAACGGTAGGTAAGTATGAGCCACCTGTTTCGCAAGCGCGGCTGGCTCCCGATTTTTCCCGGTACCAATATTACCGCGCCAGGGACATTCTGCCCGAAAGAGCTGGCCGTCCGTCTCGGCATCCAAACCGGCCCCGGCACTGCTTATCCAGCACGAATGCTCATCGATCAAGCCTGCTCCTACTGGTGGCGAAAAAAGCAGATCGTGGTCACACCTAACCTGACCAACACCTTCAACGTCGCCAGCTTTTTCAATTGGACCTACACAAACAAAATAACGACCCCCCAGACTTTCCCGTGGAATTGCGATGCTGACGCCCCCGACCCCCCGATTGAGCAAAGAGCCAACGTTTTCCCTTATGGAGGATTAAACGGCTTGGCTCTTGTAATCACGCAAGGCGCAGGATTGAGCGGAACCGGTACTATTACAACCGGTCCTAACTGGAATCCTGACGATAACCCTACCCCGCCGCCGCCCGGCCCTTTTGACTCTTCGATGTCAGCGCTGCTTTTCAGTTTAGCCGGAGCCAGTAACCCTTCGAGCACCAATCAATTTGCCGTCGTCCTGGACGACGAGGGATATTGCTATCCCGGCTTACGGGTCGATTTTACCTCTGCCTCTATGTTCGTGGCTGGCTTCGGCGGCTCGATCTCTTCGTTGCGGGCAGGATCAGCGCCACCATCACCCTATACCGTGACCCTCGATGGCATCGAAATACCGATGTACGCCCCGGGTTATTCTTCCAGCGGTGGCGGTTCCCAGACCGGCGCCATAGCCCTTGTTTCCAGTGAGTAA